TTACAAAACAACCTATATTGAAGGTGTACCAGAAAATGCAGATGCTGTAAGAGCCATACGTAAACTAGCACAATCAGGCCACGACTTAATTTTTACAACATCATTCAACTACATGGATCAAACAATAGCAGTAGCAGAGGAATTTCCAAATGTCAAATTTGAACATGCTACAGGATTCAAAAGACTAGACAATGTATCAACATATTCTGGCAGATTCTATGAAGGCAGAACCATCAGTGGACACATTGCAGGCAAAGAAACAAAATCTAATGTTATTGGATATATTGCATCTTTTCCTATTCCAGAAGTAATCAGAGGCATTAATGCTTTCTATTTGGCGGCATCTAAAGTAAACCCAGACATTCAAATTAAAATTATTTGGGCATACACTTGGTATGATCCAGGCAAAGAAGCCGATGCGGCAAAAACACTAATCAATCAAGGAGCAGATATTATTGTGCAACACACAGACACATTTGCACCCTGTCAGGTTGCACAGGAAATGGGAGTAAAAGCATTTGGTCAAGCATCAGATCAATCACAATTTTGTCCTGATTCACAACTGACTGCAATCATTGATGACTGGGATTCATATTATGTACAAAGAGCCAAAGCAGTAGAAGATGGCACATGGACATCTGCAGATGCATGGTGGGGACTGGACAACGGCATGGTTAAAATGGCACCATACACAAACATGGATGCTAACACAGCCGCTGAAGCAGAAGTTATTCAGCAAAAACTAACCACTGGCGAAATGCATTCATTCGAAGGCCCAATCTATAACCAAGCAGGCGAACTTATGGTGGCAGAAGGTGAAGTAGCAGACGATGGCATGTTGGCAGGCATGATGTGGTATGTGAAAGGTATAGAAGGCACCATACCAAAATAATATTATTGGTTAGGGCGGAGCAATTCGCCCTGCACACTCTTAAATTTAATCAACAGTATCAGTAAACGCATAAGAAGTAAACCCATTTTCTTTGGTCACTTTTAGCACATTGTTCACACGACCTTGCAGTTCGTCTCTGTGTGATATTAGATAGATGTTTTTGTGACGTTCTCTTGCAATCTGTTTCAGTATGGCAATGGCATTCTCAACACCGGCTGTGTCCATGCCGGAATCAACCAGTTCATCTATAAACATCACATTGATGTTGTGATACAGCATTTCCCATACGTCTCTGAATGCCCAACACAGACTTAAAATTAATCTGTTGCGTTCGCCTCTAGACAGATTATCAAAATCTAAATCTCTACCCAACTCTGTTATTTCCACAGTCAAGTCAGACTGAAATGTAACTTCATGTGGCAGTCCGGTTTGATCTAGATAGAATGCTAGTCTGGAATTTAAATATGTTAAGTTTTGATCAATTACTTTTTTACGTACAAACGAATCTTTTGATGTCAGCAGTTTGTATAAAAACTCTTGATGATCTTGCAGTTTGCGTAGATTGTTCATTTTTTCATAGGACAATTCTTGCACTGCTTTGGTGCGTAATTCGTCAATCTGTTCTGCGTATGGATCAATTTCTTTTGACCTTCTTTCCAACTGTTCTCCTAGGTATTCCACAGTGTTTTCGTGTTTATAAGCCTCTTGTGCTGTGTCGTAGTATGTGTTCGGCTGTTCTAGATCACCGATAGATTTAATTTTATCTGTGAGGTCTAATTCTTGTTTTATAAGGTCTTCGACATATGTTTCAAACTCTTTTTTGTCGTCTTGCATTTTGGTCAACATGTTTTGATGTTTGTCATCTTCCATTGCACTGCCACACGTGGGACAAGATTTGTTTTCGGTCTTTTCAATTGAGTTAAGTATGTCGGTTAACTGTTTTGTTGACTGCTTTATTGCAGTTTGCACAGTGGCTAGTTCACGTTCCCATGTTCTTTTCTTTTCATAATTTTCTCTAAAAGACTCTAATTTTTTGTGTCGGTCAATTTCAGTTTTTATATCTACCTTCATCAGTTCTTCTAGAGACAGTGTTAATTTGTTTGTGTCTTCTTTCTGTTGAGTTTTCCATGCACGTTGACGGAGTTCCAGTGTGTCTATGGATGATTGTATCTTTTCGTTATTTCTTTCAATTTCGTCTAACCGTATTTCTTCTTCTTTAATGACTTCTTTTGTGTCTTTGATTTCTTCTTTCAGCACATCTGCTTTTTCACTTAACACAGTGATTCCTAACAGTTGCTCAATTATGTCTTTTTGTTCATTGGCTTTCAATCCAAAAAACGGTGGTGCGTATGTGTGCAGAGCCACAATGTTTTGAAACATGATATGACTCATGCCTAGTATTTTTGTAATATCTTTTTGTGTTTCGCGTGAATCGCCTTGTGCTTCATCATCAGTTTCTGCAACACCATCCACATAAAATCTTATCAGTGCAGGCTTTCTGCCACGTTCTATTTTGTATTTTTTGCCATCAATTTCAAACTCACACGACACCAACATGCCACGTTCGTTGGTCTTGTTTACAAGATTGTCTCTTTTAATATTTGTGAGTGCATCACCAAACAGTGCAAATGACAGTGCATTTATAATTGTAGTTTTGCCTGTTCCGTTTCTTGATCCAGCATCACCGCCTCCTAGGTCAATGTTTTGTCCTAATACCAGTGTAAGATCATGACCTTCAAAGTTTATGGCCTGTGTAACATTGCCCACTGACATAAAATTTTTCACTGTGAGTGTACAAAGTTTGATCATAAATTTCTATAAATTTCTACCAACAAGTTTCTGTCATAGTGATCAGAATCCACAGCCATGATCTGATTGTGTACAATTTCGTCTATGGATTCAAATTCTTGTACCATCTTGGTTGAGTCATACTGTGTGATATCACGCTGTTGTATAAAAGTCATTTCTCTCAGTTTACGCTGTGACATAAATGTGTCTTTGATAAAGTTTGATTCTTCGTAAGTAATTTCTGTGTCGATATCAACTCTCACATATGCACGTTTTTTAATAATGGATGCATTGTGTAAAATTTCGCTAAGTTTGAGTGTTTGATACACAGGCATGTCTGCCCAATCATGATACACAGGATCACCACCATGTTCTAGTACCATGTAGCCACGTCTAAAATCATTTGCATCGGAATAGTTGTGTGGAAATGCATTACCAACATAATGTATGTTGCCTTTGACTTGACGCCTGTGAAAATGTCCTGAAAACACATAACCATGATGCTGTAAGTCATCTGCTTTGATTTCATTTGTGTCTGGCATTGACACCATAGCATTCATTAGGAAGTGTGGCAACTCAAAGTGACCAAACACGTACGGCTTTGCTGGCATGTCTCTGAGTTGCTTCCATTCCTCTGATACCAACCACGGGATAAACGCACAATCCTCTGTGTAGTATGGCTCTAGAATTAGGTTAAGATTGGGAATGTGTTTGGCAAATTCTATTGAATTCACAGAACGTGAATCTTTGTAGTATAAGTCATGATTGCCAACAATAAAATGATTTTTTTCAAATGCGGCGGATATTTTTTCTAAATTTTTAAGAGAGTGTTGCAGAGTAGTAATATTAAGTGTGGCTCTTTGATGATGCCAGTCGCCTAAAAATATACAAGTTTCACAGCCTTGTTCTTGAGCATGATTGATAAACCAGTCAACATATCTATCACAGTCCTCATTGAACTGTCTAGAGTTGCCTTTGTTTCCAAAGTGTATGTCACCAAACACAGCCGCACGTTTGAATGTTTGCATTGTGTTATAGTATAGTATAATTATACGTATAATGCAATACGGATTTTACACAGATGAAATAATTAAGTTTCCTCCTGTACAGGATTATACATGTAACTCTCATGGCTATAGAACACACGAGTTTGACAGTTGGGATAATCATTATATTGTGTTAGGAGAATCAAATGTGTTTGGTATTGATGTACTAGAACACAAAACGCTTTGCAAGAAGATTGAAAAAAAAGTAGGTCAACGGACATACAATCTTGGTCAACCAGGGGCATCATGTGAAGAAGTTGTGAGACTGTTGTATTCGTTTACAGACGTACCTAGTCCTAAAAAAGTTATTGTAGTATGGCCATATTTTCTTCGAAGAAACTATCAGTCGCATGAAAATATTGCACCGATAAGAATTACGGGCAGTAAAGAACCAGAGTATGTGAAACACATTGTGAACAATACCATTGACATGAACATCGCACACTTTTTACAGCAGATGTTTTTTGTTGAACAATGGTGCAAATGGAAAAACACAACATGTGCCCATTTTTTATTGAATTCAGATGATCGTTTTCATTTAGAAACACGCAAAGTTAAATTTGATAATCTGTACACTCATGCATTTGAGGATTGTGCAAGAAATGTTGGACAGCATCATGGTCATTTTGGCAGTTCAGCTCACCAAGCGTTTGCTGACTACATTATGGGAACTTTAAAACTTTGATTCTTTTTCTCGTAGATCACGTTCTGCTTTCTGTTTGATCTCCCATTCCATCTGTCTAGTGTGCGACGGAGTCATACCATTCTCCTGTAGAATATCGTCTCTCAAAGACTGATTCTTCTTTTCTACATTCAGTATGCGAGTAAAGGAGTTGGTGATAGCGGCAGTGTAATAGGCAAATGGATTATCCGATTTGGACTCGTCGAACTGTAATCCAATCTGTGACAGTTGCATCAATGCTTGACCCTGCATTTCGTCATTGTACGTATATCCACGCCAGTTACCTCTAGTGCCGTACCTAGCAGTCAACAACAGAAACATTTTTGCTAACTTGTTGGTGAATTTGCCATGGGTTGTGTTAAAGGATCCATTTGACAATCCATCTTTCCAGTGTGATTTACCCACACATATTAATTCTTTTTTATCAGTAAAACGCCAGTGCTGAAAAGGCGGAAAATGAACTTTGGCCTTTGAATCTGCCACTGTTTTGGGTTTATTTTTTCTATCTGAATTGGGTATATGATCAAAAGTCATTATCCTAAAAACCAAGTCTTGATTGGTAATATCTTTGGGATCTACAACTTCGCCAGTCAGTTTTGTGAGTCGTTTTGCTCGTTCCCGTTTGCCTTCAGCAATAGAAAGACGATTAATTTTATCCACAGACGGCAAAATCAAGTCATATGCTTGGTCTTCAGGAGTGAGGTAAGAACAGTACGTAGCCTTTGATTTGTGTATCTCAGCCAGCATGTCTTTGTTATTAAGATAATTTACTTTAGCCATGTGTTAATTATAAACTATGCAGTTAACTAATGCAATAAATATTTATATGGCATCATTTACTAATCTTTTAAATCAAGGATCTAACTTTCTTACTGGAGCTGCCGGGTCTATAGGCACTAGGTTGTCTAAAGCAGGTCTGCCTTTGGGTGGAATATTTGGCAGTACAAAGAGTCAAAGCAATCTGCAAAGCGGTGCAGGAGCACCATCTGCTACAGGAGACTGGGCAGTTAAAATATCTGTCACTGATGCAGTGTACGGAGATCTAATGGGAGGAGCACCTTTGTTTCCTGCTTCGTTTCAAAAGTATAAAGGCATAAGATTTCCTGTAACACCATTTATAAACATGTCACACACCGCGGCCTATGATGCACGATCAGTAATTCACAACAATTATCCTTACTATGCCTATCAAAACTCACAAGTGGATCAGATGACTATTGCAGGTTCATTTCCTGTGCAAACACAAGCAGATGGATTGAATTGGATGGCCTCTTTGCATTTTTTACGCACAGTGACCAAAATGTACTATGGCGGAGGAAACAATCAAGGCAATCCACCTCCTGTGTGTAGACTAAACGGCTATGGAGATTATATTTACAAAGATGTGCCTATAGTGATCACTAACTTCACTGTGGAATTGAGAGAACAAGTGGACTACCTGGGTATAAATGTGCCAACTGGAGGCGGAGGCAATAACAAACCAGCCGGCCCTGCACCAGGCACTGGAGCATCAGGACCACCAGGAAGAAACTATTCAGCAAGTGCACCAAATGCACCGGGAGGCAGTGGGTCGCAAGGTGGCGGAGCTCCAGGATCATCAGGACCACCAGGAAGAAATTATGGCGGTGGTGGTGCATCACCAGCACAAGCAGAAGAGTCATCTGGGTCTATCAACTATGTGCCAACTGATTCATTGATATCGATCACTGTGGTGCCAGTATACTCAAGAAACAAAATTAGTAACACTTTCAATCTTAAAGATTTTGCAAGTGGCAAATTGACCAAAGATAAAGGATTCATTTAATGGCTGTGTACTCTAAGACATCACCTTACTATACAACGCCGCAAGGTGGCGAAACATTGGCATTGCTGAACAAAAGACAATTTGCATTTGAGCCAGACGATATATTGTATGAAATTGACTCTTTCTATGATAGACGTCCTGATCTACTTGCACATGATTTGTATGGCTCTGCTAAACTGTGGTGGGTGTTCATGCATCGCAATATGGATACTATCACAGACCCGATCTGGGATTTTTCATCAGGCACCAGAATTAGAATACCAAAAAAAACTACACTAACAACATTTTTAGGAGTGTAAGATGAGCACCTTGAACCCCGTTTATCTTAAAACGTTACAGGATAGAAGAGAGAGAGGAGTGCTAAACACTCGATCAAATGCACCGGGAGGGCAGGTTGACTCCCTACCTGGGATAGCAGACGGTGAGGTAGATCCAGGTTTACAAACAGCCGCAGATGCCAAAACAGCCAAATCCATCAACACAGAATCGAGTTCAAAGGCTGGACTACAAAGCGGCGGTACAAACATTGAAGGATCAAATTCTACGCCTAACACTTCTGAATCTACAGCCGCACCAAAAGAAAAATTGGATTTAGGAGAACTAGTCAATCCTTTACATGACTACGAGCCAATCAATTATTTCATCAGTCTCAGTTGTTTGTCATCTGCCTCTTACAACACAGGCGACGGTGATCAAATTCTCATTGCACAAAGCGCCGGCAAAGCAGGACAGGGTCTAGGAGATGACTACTACATTGACAATCTAGTGATAAGAAATTCTCTATCACCGACAGCAGGAGGAGCAAACTCTGGTACAATATATCAAGTATCGTTTGATGTGACTGAACCTTACGGTACCAGTTTTACAGATGCTTTGATAACAGCATCGAAAGATTTGGGCTACACTAGTCATCTCCAAGCAGTGTTTCAACTGCAGATACAATTTAGAGGAGTAGACGATGATCAAAATCCAGCAGCCACTTCTCCTCCTAAAACAACAAGGACTATTCCTATCGCTATTCGTGCTGTGGATGTGAAAATCGAAGCAGGAGTGTCCACATATGCGTGTCAGGCTGTGCCGACCACAGGTTTGGCCAACACTGAACTACACGGTGTGACCAAAGAAGCAATCACTGTGGTGGGCAACACAGTGCAAGAAGTAATTCAAGACTTTTTTAGCAAAATTAACAAAACGCAATCTACACTTAAAAAAGAAAAAAAGATAGCAGAAGCAGATGAATTCACACTGGGTGTTGAAGAATCAGACAAAGAAATTTTAGAAGCCAGGATTCCTTATGATACCAATTCAGATCTGCAAAATACTGTACAGGTCACAAATGCTCAGGCAGGGCCACCTAGCCAAAGAGGCAGATACATCACTGTGCCTGCAGGCACTCCTGTGCAACTGTTTATAGAAGCCATTGTAAAAGAAAGTGACTTTGTAAGATCACAATTTGAGCCAGACATGCAACCCAAAAATACCAAAGACGACTTTATGAGAACATTAAGAACATTTTCAAGAGTTGAAATTCTAAGAGCCAGTGGTGGCGGTGGCGGTCAAAGACCTGTGTATAAATTCATCTGGATACTCAGACCACAGAAGGTGTCTGCAAACTATTTTAAAAAAGAAGCAGTGGATTTGGTGAAAGACGTAACTCCAGTGAGAACATATGATTATCTCTACACAGGAAAAAATAAAGATGTTTTAGCCTTTGACCTCACCTATCGATTTGCTTACTTTCAACCCATTCCATATTTTGACCAAGGAGGAAATGGTAAGATTCCAACTGATGCTTACAGTGGCACCGATCCTGCTCTTATACGGAGCCAGGGCAACACCACAGGACAACGGGGTGCAGGCACGTCATCAATCGTATCAGAAGCAATAGCCACAAGAAAAGACGGCTTCATTGCAAGTTTAAACACTGTGAATGGAGAAATGTCCACGCTGTTCGAACAAATTCTTAATGATCCTGCAGGTGATTTACTGGTTGTGCAAATGGAAATACTGGGAGATCCTCTGTGGATTGAACAGAAAACTGTGAGCAATCGAAGTTTTGCAGGGTCTCATAACAGCAGTAGCTTTCCGCTAATAGATGCCAATGGTGCTGTGGTTCCTGATGCATACGAAGTATATGTGCAGGTAAATTTTAAAACACCAACTGATCTAGACGATGACACAGGATTGTTCAAAATACAAGACGCGGCATCCTTCGGAGGCAAATACGCAGTCTATCTGTGTGAGAGTAATTTCGCAGGAGGTTTATATACTAATATACTACAGATGAGAAGATTGAGACACCAGGAAACAGACAAAAAAATTGAAGAGAAGGCAGAAGCAAGCTCGAAATCACAAGGATCACCAACAGAAAGAAATGCATCTACGGGCACACCTTCGTCAGAAAGTGCAATCTCAAAACCACAAGGATCACCAACACAAATAAATGCATCTGGAGGCAGTGTTGCTGGCAATAACACCACGTCCAATGTTGCTGTAAACACTGGAGAGTTTGGTCCAGCTGACCAATATAAAGACTTGTACTTGCCAAACGTTTTAATAGAACTCGTAGGCAATAAGAGCAAAACAGATAGGTTAAAATAAATTAATGGCACTAGATAAACAGCAACGATCAGTACAGGATCAAATCCAACAGTTTGCCGGACCTTACATAGGGTATGTAAAGAATCCAACTGACCAAAATAGAATGGGCAGATTGGGTGTATACATTCCTGATATCCATGGCGCATACGATGAAACCAACAAAGACATTGGTGCACAAACAATCACAGTGCAGTACTGTTCTCCTTTTGCAGGACAAACTCCTTTGAGTGAAACAGGATCAGGCACAAGAGAATTTGCACAAACACAAAAATCTTACGGTTTTTGGATGGTACCACCAGACATTGATTCCAAAGTGCTGGTGATGTTTGCTAATAACAATCCTAATCAAGGCTATTGGCTAGGCTGTGTGTATGAAGATTTAATGAACAACATGACTCCTGGGTTGGCAGCCTCGGGCAACTTTGTAGGCAACTCAGAACAGAATGAAAGATACTTTGAAGATTTAAAATTTGGAGATAATGAAAACACAGATCAAGATGACCCAACACCAATTCCTGTTGCAGAAGCACAAAGAAAAGCAGAAACACCAAATATTGCAAGGACCAACACTGATGCCAGAAATGATAATGCCTACAAATTCAGACCAGTGCATGTACCAGCCACAGAAACACTTATTAATCAAGGCCTTATAAGAGACACAGTGAGAGGCACCACATCATCATCTGCAAGAAGAGAAACTCCTTCACAGGTGTTTGGAATTTCAACACCTGGCCCAATTGATTTTAATGGACAGGAGACTGCACCAAGAGAATCGATCAATAGGCACGGCAAAGTTTACAATGATCCTAAAGAGGAATACAATTTTCGTAAAGTACATCATTCAAGACTGGGCGGTCAGTCATTTGTGATGGATGACGGCGTACCAGCCATTGCAGAAATTGTTGCAGGTAAAAAAGCAGTAGGTTCTATCAGTAACGAATTGATTAGATTGCGTACACGTTCAGGCGCACAATTATTATTACACAATTCCGAAAGCCTAGTCTACATCACCAACAATGATGGCACTGCTTGGATTGAATTCACAGCAGATGGCAAAATAGATATCTACTCCAAAGACTCAGTCAGTGTGCATACTGAAAATGATTTTAATTTTAGAGCAGAACGTGACATCAACATGGAAGCAGGCAGAAATGTCAACATCAAAGCCACTGGACAAAACACCATAGATAACAATAACCATTTAGTCAACTCTGATCAAACATTGACCACTGGTCGAGTTAGAATTGAATCCAGTGCAAACTATGAACTGGTCATAGGGTCCAACGGTCTTATCAAAGCAGGCACAGACATAAAAACTTTTGCTGGCAACGATTTTCTTGTAAACACAGACAATGAAATACATTTTAACACTGAGGATAAAGTTTTAAGCACTGTGCTGTCAAATTTGGAAACATATGATAATGCAGGTGTAAGTCCTACTCGTGATCCCAATGCAAGAGAAAGCATTATGAAACGTGTGCCCACAGCAGAACCATATGCAGAACATGAAAACAAACGCAAAAACAAAACCACACCCACAGCAACAGACAGAGAATTGCCTGAGGATAGATTCTAATGCCATTATCTGCCAGACAAGGAGATGCAGTAAGCACAGGTCACCTCTGTGATACTGCTACAGTCTTGGACACACCCAGTCAGTCTACAGTGTTTGCTGAAGCAAAATTATGGTGTAGAATAGGCGATCTCACAGTTTCTCATGATGTACCTGATGGAATTTGTGTGCCACACACTGCTCCTATCAACGAAGGTAGCGGCACAGTGTTTGTTGTTGGCATAGGATGTGCAAGACTAGAAGATAGTGCTGACGCAGGATCCATCACTAGCAGTGCAATCACAGTGTACGCAGGGGATTAAATACTAGTCATGGCAGTTGTAACATTCAAAGATGCAAAAAGAACCACACAACAGGTACAGCAAAATCAAATATTCAACGGATTTTCAACCATAGGCCGTGAGTTTAAAGATCCGAAACTGTATGACATAGAGTTAGTAAAACAGGATCTACTCAATCATTTTAATATCCGTAAAGGTGAAAAATTAGAAAATCCTAACTTTGGCACCAATTTATGGAACTATCTGTTTGATCCTTTGGATGCAGACACTAAAGACGCAGTGATCAGAGAGGTAGAAGCAGTTATAAATTATGATCCAAGAGTGGCATTAGATCAATTGGAAGTGTTTGAAGCTGAGAATGGTTTACAAGTCAAAATAACTGTGCTGTACATTGGTTACGCAATCGGCGAAACTTTAAACTTGTTATTTGACTCTGAACAGGGATTGCTTCAAGGTCCAGGTCAAGTGTTTACCTCATCTCAGGCAAATTATTAAGTATACACTTTTTTAAAGCAATAAATATCTTGCATGGCTTCTAACACCCGACAAAATACCCTGTTAGCCAATACAGTATGGCAAAAACTTTATCGTACCTTTCAACAGGCTGACTTTAAATCATATGATTTCGATACTATTAGACGTACCCTTATTGATTATTTAGAATTAAACTATCCTGAATCGTTTAACGACTTTATTGAGTCATCGGAATACGTTGCACTCATTGATATGATATCCTATGTGGCACAGTCAATTTCCTATAGAGTAGACTTAAATGCCAGAGAAAATTTTATAGATCTAGCAGAACGTAAAGATTCTGTGTTAAGACTAGCAAGACTAATATCATATCAACCAAAAAGAAACACAGCAGGAAACGGTTTTTTAAAAATAACATCAGTTTCAACATCAGAAACAGTCACAGACTCCAATGGACAAAACATTGCAAACACACCAATACTTTGGAATGATCTTACTAATGACAATTGGCAGGACCAATTCAACACAGTCATCAATGCAAGCCTACCAAAAAATCAATTTGTAAACAAACCCGAACAAAGTGACACTATAGGTGGAATAAATTCGCAGTTGTACAGAATCAATGGTGCAAATTTCGATCTGCCAACAGTGCCTTTTAGTCAAACAATTAACGGTGTGGGCATGGAATTTTCCATTGTGCCTTGTTCATTTGCAGGCGAAAAGTTTGTGTATGAAGAACCACCTATACCAGGCAACTCTATGTCTTTACTTTACAGAAACGACAATAGAGGATTTGGGTCGAACAACACAGGGTATTTCTTGCACTTTAAACAAGGTGTGCTTAATTCTCAAGACTTTGCAATTACAAACACAGCGCCGAACACTGTGGTATCGATTCAGGAAAACAACATTAACAATGACGATGTATTTTTATTCAAATTAGACCAAAACGGTGTGCTTGAGCAGAGATGGAGAAAAGTTCCTGCAATAGTTGGTAACAATATTATCTACAATAATCTAGCAGAAAATATCACAAATCAATTTGCTGTTGTGACTAAAAACAACGATCAAATTGATCTTGTGTTTTCCGATGGAGTGTATGGCACTTTACCACAAGGAAATTTTAGATGTTATTACAGACAAAGCAATGGATTAACGTACAACATCAATACTTCCGACATGCAGAATATTTCTATTGCTTTTGATTATATTTCAAAAAACGGCCAAACAAATACACTAACACTTCAGGCTTCATTGCAGAGCACTGTCACAAATGCATCAAGTTCTGAGTCTGTGGCAGATATTAAAACACTTGCACCACAGTCGTATTATTCAAATAATAGAATGATATCTGCAGAAGATTATCAAATTTTACCATTAACACAAAATCAATCAATTGCAAAAGCCAAGTCACAAGTAAGAACAGCATCGGGTGTCTCAAGGTTTTTAGATATTACAGATCCAACTGGTGTGTATTCGCAAACAAATATTGTAGCAGACGACGGTGTGTTGTATCAAGATCAAGGAACAAGTACTTTTGATTTTCAATTTTTAACAAGAGATGATGTCGAAAAAGTAATCAACACATCTCTTACAGATGTATTAACTTCTGCAGACTTTAAACAGTACTACTATAAAAATTATCCAAGAATTACTCCGCCGACTGGTACACTTTGGAACAAGTCTACACAGACAGTGAATCAAGCCACAGGATATTTTACTAACGGCGGTGCGTTGAGTGTTGGAAGTTCAACCACAAACAATTTAAGATACTTGACTGCAGGTGCTCTTGCAAAATTTACACCAACCACTGGCAATCACTTTATGCCTGGCAACGGCACACAGATGTCTGGCACAGGAGGCCATCCAGGGTCTACAGACACTATATGGACTAAAATTATATCTGTTGAAAGTGATGGGTCAAATGGTGGCCTAGGCAATCTGTCAGACGGGAGTGGTCCTATAGTGTTGAATGACTTGGTTCCGACTGATGCTGTACTGTCTGAAATAATTCCGCAGTTTATAGATTCTATTTCGGACACACTAAAAGCATCAATCATAGATCTAGTTGTAGAATTTGATAATTTTGGGTTAAGTTACAACACAACTGCAAAAACTTTTAATATTGTAACAGAAGCCGATCTAGGCAGTGGAGCATTTGCTTTAACAAATCAAGGTGATACTACAGGAGCAAATTTAGATAATTCATGGTTAATAAAGTTTGTAACCAATGGCGTAAGTTACACAGTAACACATAGAAAAACACAGTATGTGTTTCAATCTGCTACAAGAAACAAATTCTACTTTGATCCAACAGCAAAGGTAATTGATCCGCAAACAGGAGTATCTGTAAAAGACAAGATTAGATTGCCGGCCAGTAACACAGCATCTGATTTCACCAGCAGTTTAACATACGATTATGATTGGCAAATTGTGGGTAATGTTGTGGGGTCAGATGGCTACAACGATACTAGAAAAATAGAAGTAGGTTTCTTTGATTCTGATGATGATGGAGTTATTGATAATCCTGATCTATTCACAATTATTGTAGGTCCAAGTACAAACATAAACTACAAATACATATTTTTTGAAACAGTCACAGTAGAAGGCTATGATCAAGATAGTATTGTGGATCAAGCACAATTTGTCGTTGTAAAGAATGCTTTAGAAGTTACGAATTTTTCAGTTTATCCTGATAACCAATTATTTTACTATTATGGAGACGATGCATTTTATCAGTATTCCGCAACCACTAACAGCACAACAGCAGTCACAACTTACACTGCTAAACTAGGTAGACAAAATTTAATTTACAACTATAATCAT